GTAAGGTATAATACTCCATGGAAACGCGATATGGCAGTAGGACTTGTCTTCTTCAATCCTGCCAAATCTAAGCGGATGGTGATGAACTACTTTTACACAATTGAAAAACTCAAACTTGCAAATATTCCATATTACACTTTGGAACTGGTGTTTGATAAACAAGAACCTGAGATTGTAGATGCATTTCATGTCTGGAGTAAATCCATCCTCTTCCACAAGGAGAATCTTTGTACCATTCTTGAATCTAAGATTCCATGGTGGTTTTCCAAAGTATTGTTCTTGGATGCTGATATCATCTTTGGAAATCCTCACTGGTATTGTGAAGTCTCAGATGCCCTCAATAAAAACGACGTAGTTCAACCTTTTACTTCTGCAGTCTGGATGGACATCACGTATACAAAAATAATGCAAGAACGATCATCCGTTCTCTACATGAATCGTAAACAAACCTTTGACCATAAGTTTCATCCAGGATTTGCGTGGGCGTTCCGTCGCAGATGGTTTCGCAAAGTAGGATTCTTTGAATATGGAATTACAGGAAGTGGAGATACGCTTTCAGCAGCCGCATGGTTAGATGTCAAGTTTCCAGCAACGTATCTCAAACCTGCATTGATTCCTGCTTTCAAAGAGTTTTGTAGTCTTCCAAAACCTCGTATTGCATGCATCTCGGGTTCAGTTTATCACTTATGGCATGGTACTCATGTGAACCGCAGATATGTAGACCGCCACGCAATCTTAGATGGAATCCGTGATGTACGAACAATTCTGCGACCCAACTGGCATGGTGTATTGGAATTTAGTGTTCGCGGAATGTCGGAGAAACTCCACGCCTACTTCCTTCAGCGCGAAGATGATGGGATTTAAAAATATTGTGTTGTTGAGTATCATATCACGTTGATGGTGAAGCCTTTGCATACCTTGGCTACCCGTCTCTTGAGCACGAATGGTTCGTTGGTGTGCATGATTTCGCGTATCCAAAAAGGATTCCTTCCCCATCAAAGTTTGGATGAAGCTAAACAACAACTCGCAGAAATTCAGCAAACTCTAAAAGAGATTGAAGAAAGTCTTAAGAATGACTCTCAATCTCGCTTTGTCGCAACTTTAAGCTCAAAACCGTAATCACTTTCCACCATCTTCTCCTCTTGTCTTTTAACAATTTCAAGCATCAACTCTTCACTTTTTTGAGGAATCAATTCATCTAAATACGCTTTCAATTCCTTTTTGGAAAGCGTCCAACCCTTTTTCCACTGATTTGGATATTTAACAGCAAAGGTCATACCTGAAGTCGCAAGATTAATCTTGTCAGGTAAGGTCTCACGAGAAGTAGCGTATAATGCTGCCAAGTCTAGTTCAACGGTTCTGCGGTCATCACGAAGTTCGGAAGCGCGTGCGTTGACTTCATTGAGTTTACGGGTAATGTCTGCATACTCTGAGAGAATGGGTTTAAGTGCTTCCATGATATGAGGTAGTCTGTCTTAACTTAATAGTATTCCATTTTAAATAAGGAATGTCTTGGTTGGATCTTGAAGAAATTGAACGACTCCGTGTAGTATATAACAAAGAACATCCCAAAGAATCCCCAGTTCCAAAAGGAACTTCTGAAGAAATGTGGACAAATATTCAACATCGTCTTCAAGACCAATGCGCAACAGGATCTGCAGAATGTATTGTCACATCGCTGATGAAAAGACCTAAAGCACCCAAAGAATGGTCTGTGAACCGATATGAATGGTTATCGTCCGATGATATTGATCGTGTTGAAAAGAACTTTACAAACTTGTTTCCTAGATACTTTTTCGTAGGTTGTATTCCAATTGACTTTGATTTGAAATCCGAAACCAATGAATGCATTGTGAGTTCATTATGTTCCATGAATCTTGTAAAACTGTCAGAGAAATATGACCAAATTGGTATTGTTTTTAATACAGATCCACATGATGGACCTGGAGAACATTGGATTGCCTTGTTCTGTGACATTCGTCCACAATTAGAGTATCCACGAATCACCTATTTTGATTCCTATGCACACCAACCTGAACCTGAAATTAAAAAGTTAATGAGACGATGGAAGTCTCAATGGGACGCTACAGGTAAATCTAAACCTATGAAGATGACTTTTAATGCAACACGTCATCAATTCAAGGATTCTGAATGTGGAATGTATTGTTTGTATTTCCACCAAGCGTGTTTGATGGAAATCCCTATGAAAGAGCGAATTCCAGATGACGTAATCAATGGGTTCCGTGGTCTCTTGTTTAAAATTCCAAAAAACACATCCGAGTAGAAAGATATGGAGACTGTACTTGCCCTTTCTCTTTTGGGACTTGTTGGATATGTAGCGTGGACTGAAATAACTGATGAAGAAGTAAAACTACCTTCAATTCCTAAACGATTATGTGATTACGTTGTGAGAGGAGGTATCTACGAAGAAGCGTCTACTGTCATTCAGTCTGGAAGACGATTATTAGAAGTTCATCTCTATGCAGACGAGAATGGAACTCCAATTGTTTCTAAGAATCCTCTGAATCAAGGATATGATTATGCATATGACTACTGGACATTCGATTCAGTTTGTGTTGCTTTAATTCAAGCGTTCCCTAATCGTCTTCCCTTTATTCTCTCCATTGTTCCTCATACGACTAACTCAGTGACCTTGAACAAGGCAGCAGAGTGTTTGAAGACAACCGTTCATCGTCATTTGGTTCCTACTGAATATACAACCTTGCAAAGTATGGAATTGGAACTACTTGCGGATAAACTGATTATAGTGTCAGGTGGAATTCAAGGCACTGAATTAGGAGACCTAGTCAATCTATCTTGGACGGATTCAAATCTACGTCGCCTGACATTTGGTCAAGCGGTGCATCCACAGGACTACTCTGAACTCGTTTCATTTAATAGAACTTCAATTACATTGGTCACGCCCGATCCTGTGTTTGGAAAAGAGGGTATAAATCCTGAAGTAGCAACTGCGTATGGTTGCCAATGGATTCTGTTTGGAGACACGCCGGGGTTCGTTGAAAAATCGGCGGGACTACAATAACTTCTTCACCTCTTAATAAAATGGCAAATAAGTGGTTGGCACATGTTAAGAAGACAATGAAGGCTCACAAGGGAAAGAAGTTCGGTGACATCCTCAAGATGGCCAAGAAGACCTACAAGCAAAGCGGTGGTGGTGACGTCACACCTTCCGCTAGTTTGTCCACGGGACCCCTAAGTCCAGCGTCAGTCGGTGGACGCAAGACACGTAAGACTCGCAAGTCACGCAAGGGTGGAATGGATGAAATGAAGGGAATGGGAATGAATGGAAGCGGATACCCAGTGTATTAAAATGGATTTCTGTGCGTCAGAATAATAGATTCAAATGGACGAACCACCTAAAACACGACAAGAAAAGAAGAAACGCCCTCGTGAAAAAAGACCCGAAGTGTATTCAGCAAAGCATGCACGTCTTACCGTTCAAGCATTCACTAAACCCAAATCAAAGTAATCTATGATGAGAAACCCTATACGTCTTCGCATGGTCTCTGGATTTTGTTCTTCCACCTCCAGAGAGTTTGCGACACGTTTTTCCATGGTACGTCTTCTTGGAGCAACCGCTCCTGTAATACGCCAGATGCTGAGCAAATCCTTTGAAACTAGGCATAGATGTTCCAGTTTCACGTGATAAGACGCTCAACAATCCATGCATCCACTTCATATAAGACTTTCGTGAATCCAATGTAGGTTCATGGTCTTGTAAATACGTTTCAAATACCTTTTGTAGATTAGGAAATGGGTAGACTTTACTTAATGAATGTAAAAAGGTTCGTTGCGTTGCCATTTGTTCCGATTCGGGTTCTTCAGGATAGTTTGCAGAAATGGATCCTAGAAAGTCGCCACCTGGAACTGCAGTAGGTTTCAATGCAAGATAGTGTTCCTTAACTTTTTCAAACTCTGGATCAGGTCCAGGATCTAATACTGCAGGGTCGTTTTTGCATTGAGTTCTCAACTTGTTGTTCACTCGATTATGAAGGTCGTATAACCACTTGCCTGGATTGCCACGAAGAGGGTATTTATGTACAAATTCTGTCGTGGATTCTCTACAAAACTTGCATGGAAGTACATCCTTCATCTGATTTAGAACGTCGTCGGGATGTTTTGAAGTAAACGCAATCAAATGAAATAATTGCCATGCACTCGGCCCCCAGAAGCGAGTGTCCATTGTCTTTACGAAATAAAGTATGTGGTTCTTAATAAAAATGCTCGATACTCGTGATATTATCATTCTCACTGCGTCGTTCTACCTCGGAGGTGTTGTTGGAGAGTTCTTCAAGTCTCTCTCTGAGGACATTCTCACTCCCATGCTCGCCCCTGCTGCCTCAGCAGGCAAGGGTGTTGGTTCATTCACTCTCTCCATGGGTGGAATCACACTCAAGGTCGGTGAGGTCTTGGTTGCGTTCGTCAACCTCGTCGTCTCCTTCATCTTGGTCATTTTCACAATTGGACTCCTCCGAACTTACGTTTTGTCCCGCATCGGAGCAAAGCGAACTGAATAGATAAAAAACTAATAGTATAACAAATGGTTTGGTATAACCCCTTCACTTGGAGCTCTTCGTCAACAACTGAACCCGAAGCTGTAAGTACTCTTTCTCCCCCTACTACGACACCACAACCAGTAGGAGCGCGTCGCAGGACCGGTCGTCATGGTCGCAAAGGTTCTAAACGATACCACTCTAAGCGACATCGAACCGGAAAGAAGTCCAACCGCTCCTAGGTTGTGGTCCATACGTAGTTTCTAATCTCTTCTTAAGTTCTGCAGTGGAACCCTTAGTGATTTCATTGGTTCTCTTCCACTGTTGAAACACTCCATTAATCATTGAAGTCGACACATTCTCTCCTACCTCACCCTCTGGAATTGAGGTAACATACTCACGGATGAAACGGGCGATCGCGTCCGAGTCCTCCTGATACTCATTGGTGTAGACCAGAACCTTCTCTGGAGCAGGCAGTTTTCTCCATCCATTGCCTTCACGATAGAGAGCAACCAGATAGGATAGGAAGCAGGTTGCCCATTCTTCACTCATGACCTTTTGCTGAATGGTTTCATCCAATGGTTTGTGATGGGGTTCAGTTGGATTTGCCACAAACTTAGAAGGCCAGTGAACAACACACAATCTGCGCCACGTACCTCCATCGGTAGCGCCGACTTTAGGTTTCTCATTGCAACTGAGAAACAACTGAGCTTGCATTTCAAACTCTGTGATATCCTTGTAGAGACCACGATACGCCATCTTCTCACAGGATGCCAATTCCTTCATCAATCCTGTGTTAAGTGGAACTGCTTCATCAGGTTCCTGAGTGGTTACAAATCGACGACCTTTCATATGAAGGACTTCAGGTGCTGCTGCGGCAGACTTTGCACGTCCTTGTGTCAGAAGTGAAATTGGAACTTTACCTGCATAGTCTCCCAGCGAAAGACTCATCAAGTTTGTCAACATGGATTTTCCATTTGAACCATCACCTGTGAGAATATGAAACTTCTGAGCATCATTTCCACCTCGCAAACAGGTTGCTAATCTACGAACTAGATAGTTACGAACTTCTGGATCAGGTTGAACATCTCTCAAGAACTTGTCAATTTCAGCCCAACATTCATACGTTGTGTGTTCGCGATCGGGATCGTAATTGATCTTCGTTGAGAA